GTCGCCGGCCGCTACGACGTCGAGATCCTGCACGCCGCCGACGCCTACCCGACATTCGGGTACGACGACCGGCAGCGGGCAGCCGAGCTCGGCGTCGACTTCGACGACCTGCTGGAGCTGGACGAGTACTGGCGGTCGGTCGACGAGCGGGAGGGCGAGGAGGTCGAAATCCTGCACCGCCGCACCTGGACGCCGGACGCAACGATCGAATACCAGCCCGTCGAGCTGGACGGCCAGGAAGTCGAGGACGCCCGGGCCGTCTCCTGGACGGAGGACGAGGAGCGGACGGTACGCCACGAGTTGGGCTTCGTGCCCGTCGAGTGGATCCAGAACATTCCCGTCGCCCACGACTGGGACGGCAGGGAGGTCGTCGGGGAGGCGGAGTTCGGGTTGGAGGACGAAATCAACCTGACGCTCAGCCAGACCGGCCGCGGCATCCGCTACAACCAGGAGCCGCAGGTCGTGGCGACCGACGTCGACAACGCCGGCGAGGGCGACCCGGTCAAGCGGGGCTCGAAGAACATGCTTTGGGTGGAGTCGCCGATGGACAAGTCGGCGGAGGTCAGCCTTCTGGAGATGGACGGCGCCGGCCAGGAGCGGGCGATGGACTATGTCGACAAGCTCCACAAGTTCTTCTCCGAGGTCACGCAGACGGTCCGCCACGACCCGGAGAAATTCGCCGGGGCGCTGTCCGGGGTGGCACTGAAGCGGCTCCTGCGGCCGCTCGTCTCGCTCGTCGGCCTCGAGCGGGCCCAGTACGGGCCGGCGCTGGCCAGACTCCTCGAGAAGATGCTCAAGGCCGAGACGGGCGAGTGGTTCGACGTGTCGGCCGCGTGGCCGGAGGTCGTGGAGCCGACGCCCTCGGAGATGGCTCAGGTCGTTCAGGTGGCCCGCAACGCTTACAACGCCGGAATGGTTACGCTGCGGACGGCAGTCCAGCTTCTGGCGCCACTCGTGGGCATCGAGGACGTCGACGCGTACATGGACAAGCTCGACGAGGAGGCGGGCCGGCAGGCCGGTGGTACGCAGGCGGCCGAGCAGGCGTTCAACGAGGCGGAGCAGGGCCTGCAGGGGCTGTAACGGATGCCCCGGATCCCACAGGAAGTTATCGAGCTGGCCCAGGTCCACCGCCGGCAGCTGCAGACGCTGGATCGTCGAGCCCGCGATGCCGTGACGCGCCGGCTGAAGGCGGCGGCCGAGCGGGTGGCGAAGCGCATTCAGTCCAAGCCCGAATCGTTTCGCGCCCAGCAATCCCGGGTCATCCAGCTTTTGGCGGACCTGGCGGAAGCCGAGACGACCAAAGAGATGGAGCAAGTCCTGGCGACGCTTTGGCGCTCGGGCTCGAAGCTGGCGCCGGCGCAGACGGCCGACGAACTGAACGCGTGGCTCGAGCACTACGGCCACGAGGCGCGGCCCATCAACCTGCAGGCGCTCGCCGAGCTCGACGACGAAATTCTCATCGAGCGAATTCCCTCGAGCCTCGAGAACTGGGGTCCTTCGGTCGCCGAGTCGGTGCGCGACACGTTGGCCGACGCCGTCGCGGAGCGGGCGTTCGCCGACGAGATGGTCGACCGGGTCCAGTCCGCCATTTCGGACCAGCGCTGGAAAGCCGACCGCATTGTGCGGACGGAGCTCTCCGAGGCCTACAACCGCTCGCATCACCAGACGCTTCAGTACGCCCGGGACCCCGACGGCCTCGATCTGGGGGACGACATCAAGAAGTCGGCCATTGCGGCGCTGGACGCCCGCATGGACGACGACTCGATCCCCGTCCACGGGCAGGTCCGCGAGGTGGACGAGAAATTCGTGGACGGCGATGGGCGCCGCTACATGCACCCGCCCGGGAGGCCGAACGACCGGGAGAAGGAGATTCCGTGGCTGGAAGAGGCGGGGGCGAACAAGTTGGCGGAGCAGCGGCCTGAGCTTCTCGGCAACTCCAGCCCGGCGGGAGGACGCAGGCGGCGCGGAGGCCGCAGCGGCGACAGTAATGAGCCCGAAACAACTGACCAGGTTCGTTCTGTCGATTCAAATATCTGGCCTTATGACGCACGTCGGGCAGATCAGGCCGCGCAAAAGCCAGAGCCGCTAGAGGATCCGAACGAGTGGGGCACCCATCGCGGAGTCGTGTCAGGGAGACCGTTCGACTACGACAACATTTCCCTGCCTCTTGAGAAACAATCCTTGAAGGGGATGCGAGTTACGCACGACGGGATTGATGAGGTTGAGCGGCACTTGGCCCGGTTTGGTTCAGACGAACCAAATGAGCGGATGCTTGAACGCCTGCGGGCTATTGCCGACGGTGACTTGGAAATGAGTGAGTTCGATATTAGGTTTTATGCTCACGAGCTTCGGGAGTTCGACAGGTACAAAGCAGCAGGGTACGAAACTGGCCTCCCCGAAGACGATGAAGAGAAGGAGCGTTTGTGGGACCGTGAGCACACTGCGACGCTCGAAGAATTCGGCGTGCACGAAAGGGAAACGCCCTTGTACCATCCGGATGCATTTGAGAGTTGAGGCGGGCCAAATTGAAGGAAGCTGAGCTTACAATTTTGAAAATGCTCGACGGTCAAGATCGGACCATTGTCGAGTTGGATCGTCGTTTCTCTTTCCGGGTCGACGCTCGGGACGAGTTCGCACCACAAGTCGTGCGCGAACTTCAGGAGAAGGGGTTCATCGAGAGCCGCAGTCGGGATGGTGCTCATCCCGTGTACGCACTGAGCGAAAAAGGAAAATCGACTCTGCGAGAGGCCGAAACCTCAGCAGCCTGACCATTTCCGCAAACGAATGAATGACCAACCCGCCCCCGGCCCCCAGCCGGCGGCGGGTTTTCTTTTGCCCCCGGAGGAGACGATGGGAGAGAACGACGACAGCCAGACCGACGACACACAGGAACCCGAGAACGACGACCAGGAGCCGGACGGCCAGCCCGACGACTCCGCATCGCCCGACGGCGGGACCGGCGGGGACGACCAGGACGACCCCGTCCGGGACGCCCTCCGCCGCGAGCAGGCCCGCAACGCCAAGCTCCAGAAGAAGGTCGAGGGCCTGCAGGACAAGCTGGAGGCCTCGCGCGGCGACGAGTCCGAGGAGCTGCAGACGTTGCGTGAGGAGAGGGCCGAACTCGAGTCGGAGGTCGACCGGCTCCAGGAGCAGACTCGCAAGCAGAAAATCGACCAGGCCATCGTCGAGGCGTCGCAAAAACACGGCTTGACACGGCCGGATGTGGTCAGGAAACTGACGGACACGGCCAACATCGAAATCAATGACGACGGGGAGGTCGTCGGCGCGACCGCCGAGATCGAGCGTATCTCGGACGAGTACGGAGACGATATGCCGGGCTTGTTCGGGCGTCACGACGGCGTGAGCGACGATACGGACGGCGACGACGATGCCGGCAGCGGTACGTCGGACACCTCGAGCCCCGACAGCGGGAGCTCGAAGTCCAGCGACCGCGGAGGCGAGGACGAGCCCAAGAGCGACGAAGAGCTCGCCGAGGCGCTGTTCGAAGCCGGGAGTCAGGAACGGGAAGCCCCCATCTGAGTCGGCACCAGGTCATCGGCAGCCGTAACTGTACGGCGAACGATGCCGTAACACTCATCCACGACCACCCCATCGAGCCATGAGCGACACTCCGCAGAACCAGTACACGAATCGCCGTAAGCAGCGCCCGGCCGTGTTCTTGACCGGCGCCGGACGCAAGTACCGCCGCAACGTGACGGTGGCCCGCACCAACAAGGCCGGCACCAACTTCGAAGAGATCCCGGCGGGGACGGTCATCGGGAAGTGGAAGGGCGACGGCTTGCACTACCCCATCGCGAAGGACGCCGCGCAGTCGGCCGTCTCGGGGGGCAACGATGTGCAAGTCGGGATGGTCGACCAGTTCCGCGTCGGCGACCGGGTGGAGCTGCCGAAGTCCGTCGCGAAGGGGGCCGACCGCTTCCGCAAGGTGACCGCGGTCGACCGGGACAACGGCACCATCACGCTCGGAGGGGCCGCGTTCTCGCTGAGCCAGGGCGACACCATCGTCGTCGACCGGACGCGCTCGCACGACGCGGTCCAGGACGCCGGGACCACGACGGCGAATCAGGTCAACGTCTCCGACGCGTCGATTTTCGAGAAAGGCGACCCGCTCGACATCGGGCCGGCGACAGGGGGCGCGACGCTTCAGCTCCCCGACGGAAGTTACAGCGGCACCGTGTCGGTGACGCTGGAGATCTTCGACCCGGACGGCGACCTGCTGCTGGCGGCGGATGCGGAGTTCGAAGCGTCGACCAGCACCGAAGACACGATCATGGCGGACCTCGCCGGCCAGCTCGACGACCAGTTGAGCAACTACGACGACGGCAACCTGGGGTCCGTGTCGACGTCGGCCGGGCCACCGGCGACCATCGAACTGACCCTGGCCGACCCGAACAACGAGTTCCGCTACTCGTGGTCCGACAACGAGATCAGCGGGAGCATCCCGGCCACCGAGGACGACTCCACGGCCGTCAAGGTGACGGCCGTCGACGAGGGCAACGACAAGCTGACCCTCGACAAGACGCTCACGTTCTCGAATGGCGAGCAAATCGTCTCCGAACCGGACGGCGACTACCGCATCACGGAACGGACGGTGCACACCTCCGCGATGGACCACACGCCTCAGAACGTGCTCGTGGCCACCAATGACCACGGCGTGGTCGACGAGTCGACGCTCCTGGGGCTGACCGACGCGGCCCGCGAGGCGCTCAACGCCCACATTCGATTCACCCAGGCCTGATCCCCGATACGGGGCCGGGCCGACGGTCGCGCGGCCCGGTCCGGCGCATCTGGCACGGACAATTTCGTAGCCTGACACCCTGAGAGAGCACCATGGAACTGAAAGACTGGTACACGCCGGAAGAAGTCGATCCGTCCATTCTCGCGCTGATGCGTCGGCAGATCTCGCCGAAGCAGCGCAAGATCCTCGACTACGTTGGTGTCGACGCCGACAACGAAGGCACCATCGAGCGGGAGGTCTACATCCAGGACAACCGCCAGATGGCGAATATCCGCGGGTTCACCGACCCGTCGATTCGCCTGCAGGGGCTGGACACCGAGAAGCAGGTCATCACTCCGTATCACATCCGGAACCACTACGAGTTCGAGAAGGACTCCGACTTCACGACCAAGAACGGGGGCGTCTGGCAGGTCAACCCGGCCGGGATGCGCCATTCGCAGGAGACCGTGCTGGAGCCGGCGCGTCGCAATCTGCTGGTCTTCGGCTTTCTGTCGATGATCAACGACCAGCAGTTCAGCTACCAGGATCCGGATGTCGGGCCCATTACTGTCCCGTACCAGGAGCACATCGGGAGTCTGCCGAACCCGGGCAACTGGCTGGGCGGCGGCAACTTCGATCCGTACGACGAAGTCCGGACGATGAAGGCCGAGTTCTACAAGGCCACCGGACAGCTGCCGAATCTGGTCTTCGGCTCCCCCAGTGTGCTGGGCCCGTGGGCCTCGCTGAGCGCGGTGGAGGCGAAGTTTCAGCCGCAGTCGCCCGACGACCCGGACCTGACCGGGCAGACCTTCGAGACCTTTCAGTTCGCCGGCATCACCTTCGTGGTCCTGTACGACCAGTATCCGGACCAGAGCGGGGGGCTGAATCCGGCCATCAAGGACAAGCACCTGGCCGTCACGGCGAGCGAGGTGGAGGGCGTGGGTGGCCCGCCGATGGTGCTGCGGAAGGCTGCCAACGACGAGAACGAGGGCGACGCCTCGGAGCCGTACTACTGGATGGACGAGCACACGACCAATCCGTGGAGCGGCGCCACATACATCTACGACAACTTCATCCCCGACGTCGCCAAGAAGGGAATCGTGCGCCTGTGGAAGGTGCAGAACTGAGCTGAGGCCCCCTGATGACCAGTGACGAACTGACAGACGCCCTCGAGGCGTGCTCGATGGAGCGGTTGCGCGACCTCGGGCACGACCTCGAGGAGCGGTTGGGGCGCGAGATCCGAGCCCGCGGTAAGTCCGAGCTGGCCAACCTGGTGGCGCAGGCCATCGATGAGGCTGGAGCGTACGGACAGGAGCTGCTCGAAGAGTACGAAGTCGGACGCAGCTCCGACGCCGGCGGCCCCACCATCATCGTGGTGGCCGCCTACCTCCCGTACCGGCCATCTGTGCGCCAGGGCGACATCATCTTGGACCCGGAGGAAGAACTGCTGGGAAGCGTACCGCACCGAAAGGTCTCCGCGACCGACGCGCGCCACCTGGTTGAGACCGGCCGGGCCCGCTGGAACCGCGACCTCTCACAGACGGAGCCGCCGGGATGAGTCTGTACACCGTCGACGAGTGCAAAGAGCGCATCGAGGCCATCGACAAGAAGCTGGCCGAGCTCGAGAGCAAGCCGCAGCGCCAGGGCGTGGGGCCGTACCAGGTCGGCCTTGCCGGGAAGATGACGGACCTTCGCAAAGAGCGCGAGCAGTGGAAGAAGCGGCTGCGCGTGGCCAAGCGCGAAGAGTCGGGCAGTGACGGCACGTCGATCAATGGCACGGCCACGGTGACCTGATGGCACTCTTCGACACCGAAACCGACTACGACGGTGGCACCGCCGACCTGCGGGGCGTCATCGAGACGTGGCTGCCCGACGAACCGAACTACCGGAGGGTGCGCACCACCGGCGGCAGCGAGAACCGTGTCGGAGAAGTGAAGGGCGGCAGCCGCGACGAGCACGATTTCAAAGCGATCCGCGCGCCGTTCACCACCCGTGAAGACCTGCGGGCCGGCGCCTCCGGGACATCCGGCGACCTGGAGCTGCACATCCTCGACGACGTCCTCGAGGAGGGCGACCGCGTCGAGACCATCGACGGCCCCGGAGCCTACGAGGTCGAAGAGATCGAGGACTTCGACTGGCAGGGCGAGCAAGTCGGCCTTCGAGTGACTCTCAAGAAGCAACACGACTGATGGCGAAGCGACACAAAGTCCGCGCCTCGCAACTCGGGGCCACCATGAAGGCGCATGAAAATCAGCGCCAGGCTCGAATCGTCCGGGGGCTCCAGCGGGCCGCGCTTCGCGGCATGAAGCTCGTGGTCGCGGATACGCCGGTCGACCGCGGGCTGCTGCGTGCCACCTGGGACGTGGTGTTCCTGGACGACGGCGCCGACCTTCTGAACGACGCCGCCCACGCCGGAATTGTGGAGAAGGGCAGCCGGCCCCACCGGCCGCCCTTCAAGCCCATCCTGCAGTGGGTCGTCCGGAAATTCGGGCTCAACCTCGAGGGCATCGAGGCCCGCCGAGAGGCCGAGGAAAAGGGGGGAGACCCCGACCGCGCCCAACGGGAGGCCACCCAGAACGCCCGCCGTTCGCTACCCGATGACGACGAGTCACAGGCTTCGGCCGAAGCCCGGTCGCTCGCCTGGGCCGTCGTCGAGACGATCGCCGAGGAAGGCACCGAGCCGGCTCACATGGTCCAGGACAACCTCCCAAAGATGCGCAAGCAGGCTCGGGAAGAGGTCGAAAAACAGCTCCGGAAGGGCCCGTAACATGACCAACCCCGTCGACGTCGAGATCCCGTACCACCTCCAGCAGTCCGTGCTCGCCGAGTCGAGTCTTTCGGGGCTGAGCGACGTCTTCCTCGGGTGGGTCAAGAATTCGGAGTTCACGACGCCGTCGCTGTCGATCGTGACCGGCGACGTTCAGCGAACGGACGCCAATGGCATCGAGTGTACCAAAGACGTCGACCCCGATACGGTGGCCGTCTTTTACCGCGACTCGAAAGTGGTGTTGCCGCTGACGCTGGAACTTTACGCCACCAGTAAAACCGAGCGGATGAACTTCGCCGAGCCGGTCCGCAAGCTGTTCCACCCAGATCCGTCGGGCAGCCAGGCCAGGGAGCCGGATCGTTACCTGACCCGGACACTCGACGGGCATCACGACGCCGAGGCGCACCTGCGATTGCGTGATTCCACGCCATCGGACGGCGAGGGCGTCCGTGAGGGCTACTTTCGGCGCACCTACGAGGTGATGGCCGAGACGGTGGAGTTGACGCGACACGAGTACGAGAAAGCCACGTTCAGCGCGAACCTGGAGACCTGACATGCCTGTTTTTCTGACCACCAACGCCGCCGAATGGTACGCCGTCGACGGCGTCTACATCGCGGAACTCGACCAGCCGGCCGGCGCCCAGCTCGACGGCAACGCGGGACTGACCAAGATGGTCGGCCAGTTTCCGTGGGGGCCGACCGACGAAATTATCGAGGTCGGGTCATCCGGCGAGTACCGCCAGAAGCTGCTCGGCAACACGACCGACCCGGAGAACTACAAAGGGCACCGGTCGATCGTCGGAAAGGCCTGGGGGCCGCTGCACATCGTGCGGGTCTCCGAGGCCTCGCAGGCGAAGGCGTCGGTCGATGTCCGCGCGCCCGGTGAGTACACCGTCGGCACCTACGACGGCGGGGACTCTTACGAGCTGACCTTTTCGAATGTCCCGAACGGGCCGCACACGGTGAAGTCCGACGGCGGGGCGGGGGACCACTCGGCCGAGGACGACGTCTACACCGACCTCGAGTCGAAGATCAAAAATCACTCGGACCTGGGCGACGTGCTTGCCGTCAATGCCGACACCCAGAACGACAAGTTGCTGATCTGGGGCGATGGTGACGAGGATTGGAGCGTGTCCACGAATTCCGCGGCGACCGGCTCCCATTCGTTCACGCAGGGCAACGCCCAGTACACCATCACGGGTGAATACGTCGGCTCGGCCGGGAACCAGATCGGCGTCATCCACACCCAGGTCGACGCCAGCAACTTCAAGCTCACGGTCGTCTGGGGAGCGGAGGCGACGACCTATGGGCCGTACGCCTGGGACGGTCAGTCGGACACCAAAAGCGACATCAACGACGACGTCGACTACATCGACTTCGACTGGCACGCGAATTTCGCGGCGGCCGAGCAGCCGAAGGACCAGACCAACGACGTGAAGCTCTCCGGCGGCGCCGATGCGTCGCTGGGTGCCTCGAAGAGCCAGCCCTACATCGACGGCCTGGACGTGCTGACGGCCGACGAGGACGGCGGCAACATCCTTTGCGCGGAGACGGAGCTCAACGAGACGCCCAACGACGCGGTCATCGCCAAGGGGCAGACGGTCGCCAGCGGGTCCCGCGCTCGATACATCCACCAGTCGGTGGGCTCGTCCAACACTCTCGACTCGCGGATCTCCAAGGCCGGGACGTATTCGGACGACCGGCTGATCATGCCCGCCCACCGGGTCAAACAGTTCATCGAGGGGAAGCTGCGAACGGTCGACCTGGCGCCGTTCGTCGCCTCCGCGATGGCCAATTCCCCGCCCAACAAGTCCCCGGCCGCGTGGAGCAACCGCGAGTACTTCCAAGCCGTACGCGACTTCGCCGACGGCGTCTCGCCGACCCGATCCGACTACGTCAACGCGGTCGACCAGGGGGCGCTGGTGCTCCAGCGTGAACAGGGAGGCGTCTGGAAGCTGCGTTCGGGCATCACCACCGACACGACGTCGGGTAAAGAGCGCATCGCCCGTCGGGTGATGGTCGACTACGTCGGCATCAACATCGGTCAGGCGCTTTTGCCTTTCCAGAACGAGCCCCCGCGGCCCGACGTCGTCACCGGCGCGAAGGCCGCCATGGACCGGCGCCTCGAGCGGATGGCCGGCGACCCGTCGGCCCCGGAGAGCCAGTTGTTCGAGGACTTCTCGACGACCACCGACGCCGTCAACCCCGACTCCGTGCGCTACAAGGTGCAGGTGGAGTTGTGGGGCGAACTTCGCCACATCATCGCCGCCGTTCAGGTCGGCGCGAATGTCACGATCAGTGAGGAGAACTGACCATGTCCGGACGCTCGAAAGGAAGCGACTACGAGCTGCACATTTTCACCGAGGAGGGGCGTGTCGAGGTCGTCGCGGCCAACGACATGAACGACCAGCCGAATATCAACTCCTCGCGCGTCCAGCGCACAGGGACGACGGAGACCGAGACCGACGTCGAACACAACGGCTGGCAGATCCAGGCGACCTTCGATCGCGAGTCCTTCGCCCTCGACGACGCCATCGACGCCCAGGAGAACTCCTACTACGACGGCGAACCCATCGGGAAGATGGAAATCGTCATGGTCAAGGCTGTGCCGGCCCTGGACGGGGCGACCCGGGCGTATCGCTACCCCGATGCCGTCATCACGTCCTATCAGGACGGCGTCCAGGGGCAGAACGAGAGCGCCGAAATATCGGTCACCTTCGAGACCGGCCGCCGCATCAAGGCCGGCGGCTGAGGCTCGGCTGCTCGAACCCTGAACCATCCCTTCCACCGCCACACCGCCTATGCCCCGCAACCAGCGACGCAAATCCATCGAAGCCGAGCTCCCGACCGGGACGCAGTTCAAGCTGCGGCTGCCGGACTCGGTGATCGCCCGGAAGGCCATCCAGCTGATCCCGGATTCGGTGTCCGAGAACAAAGCGGCCACCGGCCAGCATGCGATGGCCAACCAGCTTCGGCTTTGTCTGGAGGAGCTGGACGGAGACGCGGTGACGTTCGAAGACCTGCGCTTCGCCGGGCTGGACTCCCGGCTGAGCCCGAAAGAACAGACGTTGCTGGAAAACGTCTTCCAGAAGGCCACCCAACCGAAGAGCGCGGAGATGGAGCGGTTCCGCTCCTCGATCGAGCAGTACCGCGACGGGAGTGACTGGTGCTGGCGCGGGGAGATCCTGACCGGACCGGGGTTCACCGAGCTGAAGGATGCGGAACGGGAACTCGAGGAGGCCCGGCACACCGTGCGGCGCCTGAAACGGGAGCTGGACGGTGAGACCGACGATGAAGAGGAGAGCGCGAAGGTCGATGCGTTGAGCGAGGCGAAACAGACCGTCCACAACCTCGAGGCCGAGTGCGAAGAGCTTCGCGAGGCGGGCGTCGAGGTCGAAGGCGTGCTGCTGAACTCCAAGATCAAGCGCCGCTCGGCCGAACAGCTCCCTCCGGACCTCCAGGAGCCCCAGGCGCTCGCCCTGAAGGAGGTCCAGGACAACCTCTTGCGCAACGTCATCACCTCCATCGACGGGACGGCCGTCAGCTACTCCGACCTCGCCGGGACCGGGCTGGACGACTGGTTGAGCCCCAAGGAGCAGCACTGCGTGCTGATGGCCGTCGGCGAATTCTCCGGGCTCGAGGAGGAGGACCAGGATTTTCTGGACGACATCGACGTGGCCTGATTCTCCCCGACTCCGTCGAACGGGAGATACGGGAGGGCCACGGCGACCGACTCCTCCCCCACCGGCTGAAGCTGCGCATCTTCGGGGCCGAAGCCAACGACCACCTCGACCGGCTGCAGGCGTACCTGTGTCGGTACTCCAGCCAGACCTGGACGGAGGCCGACGAGTTGCCCCTGCCCGAACTTCTTCGCCGCTTCAAAGCCCTCCAATCCCTTATCCAGGACGAAGGCGCCCAGGTCGACCCCTCGGGCCAGCCGTAACGCATGCCGCTTTCCACCGTATATGACGTCAAGACCCGGTATCGGGTCGACACCAAGGGAGCGGAGTCGAACGTCGACCGGCTGCGCGACAAGATCGGCGGCCTTTGGGACACCCTGAAGTTGGCCCTCGGGGCCGGGGCGGCGTTTGGGTTGGGAAAGGTCGCGTCGGATGTGCTCAAAATCGGTACCAACGCGGTCCAGACCAAGCGCAGCGTCGCTTCAACGTTCCAGCTTCTGGACGACGAGGTTTCGTCGTTCAATCGGGGGATGGAGAAGGCCGACGAGCTGATGCAGATGTTCAACAAGCGGGCGCTGGACTCCCCCGCCTCGAAGAAGGAGTTCGCCTCCATCTTCCGAGGGGCCGCTCCTGCACTTGCCGATCTCGGCCTCGACAACGAAACGCTCGCCGACTTCACGCAGCGACTGGTTGGGGCAGGTACGGGGCTGAGCATCGACAACGAGCAGATCGCCAACGACATCCGCCAGATGATGAGCGGCCAGGCGGGTGTGGATACGAAGCTCTTCGCGTCCCTGAAGGGCAATCTTTTCGATCGCCTGGATGTCGCCGGGACGGAGGCGTTCAACAACCTCGCCGAGTCGAACCCCGCGGCCGTCTTCCGGGCCATCAACGAAGAGTTGGCGACCTTCGACGACGCGAACAAGCACGCCGGCCAGTCCGTCGACGGGCTTTGGGGGACGCTTCGGGGGATGTACGAAGAGACACTCATCAGCGTCTTCAACGGCATGCGCTCCGGCCTTCGCGGGGTGATGAGCGACTTCGCGGACTGGTTTCTGGACAACAAGTCCCAGGTTCAAAGCTGGGCCCGCGGGGTCGGAGACTCGCTGGGGAACGCGTTCCGTTCGGCTGCCCGGAGTGTCGACGACCTCAAGTCGGCCTTCCAGTGGATCATCGACCACCAGGGCG